ATAAGAATAAATCTTCTTTACCATATAATGCACCAGGTATTGCATCAACTACTTCAGAAAGTTTGTCAATAATGTTTGCAGATGTAAGTGCTACTGATGTGATTGCTTGTGCTGCTGGAACATCTCCTGCTGTTACTGCTGCTGCAATTAGTTTCTCAAACCCATCAAAAGAGTTGTTAGAACCTGCTGCCGTATCACCTTGCCAGATACAAAATTCTGTGTTCTGTGCTACTTCTGATGCTACGTGTGCAATCAAGAAATCAGAAAACTTTGGTGGTAATGTTTGACCAAGACCGTAACCCATTGATTGTGCTTCCCAATCGTTTACAAAATCATACTTACATAGTTGTAGGTTTACTTGTAGTTCTTTTGGCTCAATAATTCTTTCTGTTAGTGTGATAGTTGATTGTGGGTCAAAATCACAAGATGCAGATTGTACTATTGCACTTGTAGCTAATTTTTTGATTACTTCTTTAAAAGCAATGTTTGCCTTTACTGTTAAACCACCATCATCAATAGTTGATGCAGATAATAAAGCTGCTGCGATATACTCACCAGCAAACTCACCAGCATACGATGTAGTGATGTTAGTTGTAGTTGCTAAATTTACGTTTCTTTTATTCATTTTTATTTGTTTAATTTACTTAATACTCTATCTAAAGTTGTGTTAAATTGTCCTTTTGCAAATTGTACTTGTTTCTTTTGTGGTGTACTTGCTTCTGGATTGTGTTTAATTGGTTTTACTGATGAAAGTTCTTCTTTTACTTCTTCTTCTTTTACTTCTTCGCTCATTTCTTCTTTAGGTTCTAACATAGCTTTGATTTCTTCAACCATTGTTTTAACCTCTGCTAATTCTTCTTTAGTAGCATAAGACATTTCCTCTTTTACTTCTTCTTCTAAATCTTCAGTTTCTTCTTCTTTAGCTGGTACTTCATCAGATACTTCTCTTACATCTGCAATCACACCCTCTGCTTCAACTACTAATAGTCTACCATCTTCAAGGATATACTCACCTACTGGCATTGCAACCTTTTCATCATCTGTAACAATGAATATTTCATTATCTTTTTCAAAGGCTTCTGCACTTACTACAGTACCATTTTCTAACTTCTGTTCTTCAAGTTTTACCTCGATGTTTAGAAGTGTTTTTATTTCGTTTAACATTTGATTTGCTTTCATACTATTTATATAACGATTATTAAATTAAAATTTGCATTTTCAGTCTGTTCTTGTTATAACACCAATACCTTGTGCTTGGATAGAACCATCACAACAAGAGATAGAATACTTTTTAGTGTCCCAACATAAACAAGCACGTCCACCGCCAGTAGGTGATGTTCTACTTGGTATAAATGTTTTATTTTTGTTGTTTCTTTGCATTTATTTTATTTATTGGTGCTGTAATAAGCATCATCTATTTTTTGTTGCAATGGAAAAAACTCTTTGTATTCTTTAACATCATTAGGGTTTATACCTAAATTTTCTGCTGCTTTTTTAAAATTACCTCTATTAGTGTTTGCACCATCGATAGCATCAAAATAAACTTTTCTCATTTGCTTTCTCAAAGAATTTAATTCCTGTATTCCTTTTTGCATTCTTTTACTATCATTTTTTAAATCATCAACTAAACCCAACTCAATTTTATGTGCAGATAATTCTGTTTTCGGTAGTTTGCTATAAACTTTTTCAATGTTACTTTTCATACTTATTTATTTGATTATTTTAATATTTGCTTTGCTAATTTTTCAAACCCAAAGCCAACTTTTATAGCTTCAATCGCTTTTGAGTAACCTGGTACATCATTTGGTTTAACTCCCAATAATTTTGCTGCAACTTCTGCACTTTCTATTCCTTTTGCAACTTTTCCCATATCTGATTGTAAATCACTTAAATCTGCTTCTAATGATTTTTTAGCTTTTTTTATTTCATTATTTATAATTTCAATGTTTTTACTAAAAACTAAAATACCTTTTGTATAAGATAACAATTTTTTTACACTTTCAGCTAACTCAACTTTTGCTAATTCTTGTTTTGGTAGTTTACTGTAAACCTTTTGTATGTTACTTTTCATTTAATATATTTTTAATTTTACTTAATAATTCTTCACTTAATTGTTCTTCAACATTTTCTTTAGGTGCTTCCATTTTATCTGCAAAGTAACCCTCAATAGAAAAACCCTTAACTTTATTTGTTTTAACATACTCATTCCAAACATCTTCATTGTTTACTTTCACACTTCCCATCCAAGTACCTACTGGTACATCTAAACCATACATTGCAGATTTATCTTGTTCCTTACTTTCTACTATCCAACTTTCAACCAACGTTAAACCATTTAATGCTTGGTTGTGTTCTAATGTTGAATTACTTTGTTTGCCATTCTGTAAGAACATTTGAGATGCTTTTACAATAGTATCTTTTGAAAAGTATATGTAATACTCACCCTCACCACCATTACGGTAAATAGGCTTATTAGGTATTAATAAAGCACCCATTAGTATCTTCTTTTCTTTGTCTACTTCTGCTAACTTTATTTCTTGGTTCTTTAAAGCAACAAAATCACTTTCAATAGCAGGGCTTTCTACAATAGAAATTGCATCTACTCCAATATCATCTTGTTCTTCATCAAGTACTAATTCTATTATTTTAAACATATTTAAAAATTTTGTTTTTACATTTTCCCCTTGTTATAAGTTCATTTCTTATTAATGTACTCATAGTAGAGGATGTTAATCCATAATACTTTGCCGCATCCATTACTCTTTCAAATCTTAAACCAGTTGTGGTTTCAAGTAATGGAAATTTTTTATTAGCAACCCCTTTTCTTTTTTCTGATATTTTACGTTTGGTAATATCAGAGTGCTTTTTCCCGTACATAGGATTTTTATTTCCTTTTTTATCTCTTGATGCGCAAGCTGGTGCCGTTCCTATTTTAGCTTTAGATAGTGACTTACCTCTTTTTTCTTTTATTTCTTTACTCTGACAATGTGACCATCCACCAACCGCATCATTTTTTAAATTATAAAACCTATCACTATTAGCTGCATCAACTGCTTTTAAAATAAAAGTTTCTATATCACGAAATTTATTTCCAGTATAAATAATTGTTCTTTTAAAGTTTTCTGGCTTTTTTTCAAATGCTCTTTTAAAATAAACACCACTACCTACATAACCATCGTTTACATTTCCTAAATGAGAACCAATATACATTTTTTTATTTTCTGTATTTTCCCATAAATAAACAAAGCCATTCATAAATATATAACGTGTTTAGTTTTTAATTTTGCATTTAGATACTTGCACCCTCAATAATGTTTCTATCCATTTCTTGTGCAGTAGTTACATCGTTACTTACTACATATGCTCTTGTAGGTTGTTGTGTTTGGCTACCTATTGCATCTGCTAATTGTGTTTCACCACTTGCACCCACTACATTAAATGCTGGTGGAGTTGATACGTTTGGCATAGAACCCGTTTGAGTTGAACCACCACCACTTCCACCTGGCACTTGTACACTTGCAATCTTTTTAACTGCTGCAAACCCCGCTACTCCCGTTGCAATAGCTTGTGCAATAGCATAACCTGGTATGGCTGCACCTGGTGAACCTGCTGCTGCTTTTAATTGTGCGGTTATAGCAGCATAAGTATTTATTAAAGATGATGCAATAGCAACGGCTTTTCCCGCAGTTGTTTCTTGGCTTAACAAACCTGATATACTACTTAATGCACCAGCATAACCCTCTAATGATGCTCTTTTAGCATCTTCTTCTTTTTGTGCAATATCTATTTTAGCAGCAGATATTTCTTTATCTCTTTCAAGACCAGTTTGCCCAGATTGTGTAAGAAATTCATTTAAAGCTATTTCTGCATCTATCTTTGCTTGTGTACCAGCATTTGCATTATCCACAATAGCTTGTAACCTTGCAGTTTCTTGTTCAGCTTCTAAAGCATCTATTTCTTTTAACTTTTCAAGTCTTAATAGTTCATCTTCTATTTGTTCTGCATTAATTCTTTTTTGCTCAATAGATAATAAACTTTCACTTTCTGCTTTTGCGTTTGCTAACTCTATTGCTTCTTTGTCTAATGCGTTTTTGTTGGTTTGTTGTTCTGACCTAAAACCCGTTATTTGTGATGCAATACCTTGTACCTCTGCTTCTGCTTCTAACACGGCAACATAATCTTCTGTTTTACCAGTTAAATCAAATTGTGCTTGTGCTGCCGCTTTCATTAACAATGCATTTTTAGTCATTTCTTCTTCTTGCTTGTCAAGAATAGTATTTAACTTATCATTTGCTTCTTGTCTTTCAGCTATGCTTTTTGTTTCATCATCTCTTATTTGTCTTTGTAGTTCTGCTTGTCTATCATATTGTTCTAATAGTATTCTACTTTGTGCAGCAGCTATTTGTGCAGATTTTTCTAATGCCTGGTTTGCTTTTGCTGTTTCTAATGCAGCTTCAACACTTATTTCTTTTACACCCTCAACAAGTTGTGAACCTATTGCACCCGCTTCTTGTACTGCTTCAACAAAATTTGTAACAACATCTGTTCCCGCTTGTACCGCTTCTTCACCTACTTCTTTTAAATTAGCTTTGGTTTCTGCAATACTTTCATTTAAGGCTTTTATTGTTGTTGGGTCACCATCACCAAATATAGATTGTTCCCAAGCTAACTGTGCTGCTTGTATGCCTAATTGAATACCATAAAAAGCTACTTTAAAAGGTGTGATTGCAATAGTTAATAAACCGCCCATAACCTTACCAAGTGCATCAAAGTTTTCAGATGCAGATGTTACACTTTTATACACATCTGTTATAACACCAAGTACTTCATTGAATACTATTTGAGCAGTTTTAAAGATAGTATTTAAACCATCCATTACTTCTTGGTTTTCTTGTACTGCACTACTTACAAACTCAAATGCTTTTTGTAATACGAATATGATACCAGTTGCAGCAGCAATACCTTTTAATGATACCCCAACTTTCTTTACACCCTTTGCACTATCCTTTGCACCTTTTTCTACCGCTTCTAAACTTTCAGCAGTTTTTTCATTAGCAGTTACAACCTCTTTTTCAAGTTCAGCATATTCTTTTTTAAGTTTATCAATACTCTTTACAGCATCTTTGTATTTTAACTCAAATTCAACTTCTATTTTTTGCGCCATCTTAACTTTCTTTTTGTTTGTTTAACACCCTCTGTTAGTGTTTCTGCTAATTTGTATTTTCCTTGTGCTATTCTTATGTTTTCAGTTTCACCATCAACAACTTGTAACAAGTCAATTATATTCTTAATCATAATATTGTGTTTAGTAATTCAAATTCTGTTTTACCAGTTGTTAAATCTGTTTTCATTGAATTTATCTTGTAGCTATCTTGACCTAATTCTATTAAGTCATTTAGTTTTAAGTTATAATATACTTTCATAGGTAGGTATGCAGTAACCTTTAACAATCTTCTTCTAAAGTTAAATACATCTTGTATGTACTCTTTGTAATCAGTTTCAAATAATGTATCTGTAAATTGTAATGCTGGTGATACTGGTGCAAAACCGCCACCTGTTGGTTCATTCGCCAAGTACTCGTTTAACTCATTTTGAAAGTGTATGTTAAACTTGTTAGTGCTTGGTGAAAGTGCTTGACTATTTGATGGTATCACGTAATCAGTAATATCTTCAATACTATCATCTGCTGTATTTCTTATTCTTATAGGGTCACCATTCACAATGCCTATTGCATAAAACAATAAAGGTTCACCAATATATGATTGTAAGTTTTCATTTACTGAATAACCCCATTGTATATCTGTTGAGGTTGTTGTTGATTGCCCAGCATCATACAATCTTTCAAACTGCATATGCTCAAATGGTAATTCTATTTTATATGGTTCACTTGGTGCATCATAAATACCACCATTTAGTGTATAGCTTAAAGAGCCCCAACCACTATTGGTAAGCTGTTCAAATTGCTTTGCTAATAACGTACCTAAACCTTTATAGCTAAATGATATTTCATTAAAAGGTAGTGCAACATCTGATGTTGATTTTGTAGTATCTAAATATTTATCTATGTTGTAAACTTGTGTGCTATCTGCATAGTAACTATCTAAAGTTCTTACCACTATTGTACCAACATCATTTACATAAGCAGTAAGGTTAAACATATTAAACAAGCCTGAAAGAAAATCTATAATTTTCATCTTTGGTAATTGCTCAACTATATTAAACTCAAAAACATCTGATGTTGTAAAAGCAAATTCATTATGATATGTATCAGAACCAGTTGTGTTATTTAAACCATCTATCCAACTAATAGTAACATCAATAGCATTTATCGCAAAACTCAAACCTACACCACTAAATTGTATTAAGTAAGTTGAATTATCTTCTAAACCATCTGCTCCAGCTTGTATTATTAATGTTTGGTCATTTTGTACACCATTTAGTTCACCAATTACAGTACCACCATTTTTTAATACTTGTACGTTGTATGTAACAGCATTATCAAACGGGTCTAACTCTAATTTAAATGTTGCTGGAAAAACACCTATTGGTGCA